GCGGCTGCCCCGTGAGTCGGGAGAGAACCTATATCTCCAAGCTCTCCTGGGCTGGCGAATCCTGTCCGGTCGGCAAGTGGGGGCCAGAAAACAGCGGTTGACACCCGTACACCTATCCGCAAACTGGCTGGTATACGGAGGCCGCATGGCGAAGCCGGTATTGCTCGATGAAGTGCTGGCGAATCTTCCGCGGCGGACGCGGCAGAGTTTTGCCGACGTGCTGCCGCCGGAGATCCTCAAGGAACTCGAGGAGATCCGGTCGGAGTTTCGCGCTGGCCGGATCAGTGCAACAAAGACCGGGCTGGCAAAAGCCATTGCAAAGACTCTCGCTGACCGCGGCATCAACGCACACTCTTCTACGGTGACCAGATGGCTCGACGCCCGCTAATCGCCGACGTGGTCGACAATCTGCCGCAGCCGTCACCGGCGGCCGAGGCCGAGCATGTGACCAAACGCACCGAGGGAGACAACGTCGAGGCCCGGAGCGTCTCGCGGACGATCCGCACGGTCGACGATTTGCTGCGTCATATCGAGGCTGACCTCGAGCTGTACCAGGTGGCGCAGTCGGAGGCGACCAAGTGGGAGGGAATGTCGGTCAATCGCGAGACCGGTCGACCGGAGGTCACTGAGCTGTTCCGCGTGTTCGTGCGGTTGAAACCGAAGCCCGGCCCCGGGGTCCGCGAGTGCGTTGAGGCGATGATCGCGTCGGCATCGAAGGGCGTGCGTGTCCACGGTTCGCGAACTGCGAACAGGCCTTCTCGCAAAGGGACTTGGGCCGTGCTGGTCGTGGCCGACACTCATTTCGGAAAATACTGCTGGGAGAAGACAACCGGCGAGGCCGACTACGACCTAGACATCGCCGCGAGGCTGGTGGACGAATCCGCTGGCGAACTGCTGGCGATCGCAAGCGGCTATAAGCCCGGCCGTATGACGGTCGGGATGCTTGGAGATCTCTTTCACTACGATTCTCCGGCTGGCACCACCACCTCGGGGACGCCGCTCGAGCGGGACGGCCGGCTGCAGAAGATGATCGAGGTCGGCACCGACTCGCTCATCGGCGTGATCGACGACGCGGCTGGCGTAGGGCCGGCGGACGTTGTCGTGGTCAATGGCAACCACGACGAGACGCTGACGTGGGCTTTCCACCGGCTTCTCGTTGAACGCTATCAAGGCCGCGGCCGCGTTCGCATCGACGAGAAGTTCACGCCGCGGAAGTATCTCCAATCCGGACTCACCCTTCTCGGTTTCGTTCACGGTCATAAGGCAAAGCGCAAGCTCCCGCAGCTCATGGCGATCGAGGCGGCCCAGGCGTGGGCCCGCTGCCCCTACCGAGAGATCCACACCGGCCACCTGCACCACCAATCGGCCGAGTGGTCGCGGCCGATCGAAACCCTTGATGGGGTGCTGGTGCGGGTCGCGCCCAGCCTCGGGCCGGCAGACGATTACCACGCTGTCAACGGCTGGCTGGGGCAGCGTCGGGCGATGGAGTTGTTCATCTACGACGAGGCCGGCGGGCTGGCTGCCATGCACGTTGCCGGCCCCCGGATGGAGGTGCCGGCATGACGAAACCTATGCCCCAAGAAACTGCGGCAGAGGTTTCGTATCGCGAACCGCTCTCTGAGGAATACATCGCGACCGCCCTCCGCGATGCACGTCGATTCATGGGGCAATGGTGTGGCACATCGGGAAATCTCGCGGCACACATCGTGAGAATCCTAAAAGAAAGGGAACGGATGCTGGAAGCAACACGGTCGAGTGGCGTGGCGGATGCGGCGGGTACGGCGGCGGAAGTCTCCGCAGCGTGGGCGAAGTACAAGCAGGACGGACCGGTCGAGAGGGCGGTCTACGGGGCCGACGGCAACGCCGACCACAAGCCGGCCGCCGGCACGACGGCGAAGTTTGGCACGGGTGCCGTCCGATCCGACACGTTTGAGCAGTTTCGCTACGACCTGGTTTCGCCGATCGGGCTCCGCGAGGTTGCCCGCACTTGTGCCGAGGGGGCTGCGAAATATTCGGACTACAACTGGGAACGGGGGATGCCGGTTCACGACTTGCTGAACCATGCGATCGCCCACATTTACCAGTTCCTGTCCGGCGACAGATCAGAGCCGCATCTGCCGCACGCGGCGTGGAACCTTCTGGCCGCCATTCACTCGTCGGAAGTGTGGCCGGACCTCAACGACGGCACGCTCCGCGAGCCCGGCTGTAAGGCACCGAAGCCAACGTGAACAAGCGTACAATGGCAGTAGAGGACCGACGTGGCACAGACGCATGAATGGCTGTTTCGCACTACCGGCCGAGGGCGTGAACCGCTCTCGGCACCGGAGGAGGGCGGCAGCCATGTTCACTACCAACCGACTCGCCGGGCCGGCATCGGCTCGATCACGAGTACGCCCCCGGGCCGACGACCGCTGACGTTCTTCGAGTACCTCGCGATCCGCTCCGGCATGACGCTTGCCGAAGTAACCAAACTCCACGACGAAGGGAAAATCCACTAATGCCTACCTCTCTCACGGTTGCCGGCACGACCCGCCTCGCCTGGTCCCTCTCCGACGCCCAGTCGGTCGCCGACTACTCTGCTTCGGGTGAGGATCGCACCTCGCGTGCGATCAGCAACGGCACGGGCGTGAACCAAGCCAACGTCGCCGCATCGAAGTCGCTCACCGGCACACAAGCCGGGTTCTCGATGTCGACCACCGGGATCACTGGATCGGTCCTCGGCACGCTGCAGACCGCGAACGTGTCGACCGTCCGCGAGCTGCTTGTCCAGGTGCCGACCGGCCCGACCGGCGGGTTTCTGACCGTCACCCATCCGGGGATTTCTGGGGTGCGCGTTGGCGTCGGCGGGCAACTGCACGTCGCCGACTACGCGGGCGGCATTACTGGCGGCACGCTGGCGTTCGCCACTTCGGTGACCGGCACCTACGGCGTCGACGTGACGGCGGTCGGCGTGGGGACATACTCGTGATCTCGGACGCACCGATCGCTGTCGCCGAGGCCGCCCCGGGGGGCGTGCTCACGAAGGTCGACGCCTTCATCAGCGCCGCACGATCGGCGGCTGGCGATGGTCTCACCTGGGCCGAGTTCGGTGAGCTGCTGGTCGCTCTCCTCCACCTAGCGGTCGCGGCCCTAGACGCTGTCACCAGCATGACGGGCGAGGAGAAAAAGGCATCGGCGCTCGACGGAGTTGGCCGGCTATTCGACGCCCTCGCCGACCGCTGCGTGCCGCTGGTTCTCTGGCCGATCTGGGGCCTCGCCCGCGGCCCGGTCCGGCTCCTCGTGCTCGCCCTCGCGTCCGGGGCGGTCGAACAAATCCTGCCACTCGTGAGGCTCGCATGATTCCTACTCTCTTGATCCTCGCAGCGGTGGCAGCCTGGGGCTGGCCGCACCTTCAGCCATTCGCCGCGAAGGCGAAGGCCGCCGCCGCCAAACTCACGCCCCGCCACTACGCCGGCATCGCACTGGTCGCCGCGGCTGTCGCATACGCGATCATGCCGCCGGCGTCCCCCGGCCCCGGGCCGACGCCGTCCCCCGACGCCGGTCCGCTGTCGCTGGCGGGGTTGTTCTCGGGAGAGACAGCCAGTGAGGACGCATCGCTCATAGGTGCCCTATGTGCCGAGCTGGCCGACGAGATCGAGTTTTCGTCTGGCAAGCCGGACGGCTACCTGTCCACCGGCGTCGCGGTCGACGAGCTGCGGAAGCGGACCCGGATCCTGCGCTGCCGTGGTATTTCGATCGGTGACCGGCAGCCGTCCGCACGCGATGCGATAGCCAAATACCTCGACGAGGCCGTGGGCACCGACGGCGGGCCGCTGACCGCCGAGCAGCGGACGGCTTGGGTCGTTGCTTATCGAGACCTGGGGAGGGCTGCCACCGATGCGGCGAAGTAGCGAGTGGACCTGGTCGGCGATCGCGTTCGTGGTTTTTGCGGCGGTGTTGGGGACCGTCGTCTCGCGGTACGTATCCAAGCTCGCCGACCGCGTCGAAACCAACTTCGGATATGTCCCCGACGCCGAGGGCACGCGGGAGTTCCTTCGCGAACTAGACCAGCCGCTATTCCGCCAGGCGGGGGCCGAGGTCATCGCCGGCGCGAAGGGGCACGATGCCTACCTCTATCGGTTCGCCGACCGCTGCCACCGGCAGCGGTACGGCAAGCCGTTCGGGCCGCTTAATCAGGGCAGTGCTGGAACGTGTGTCGGCCATGGTTGGTCGATGGGAAGTTATGTAACGCAAGCCGTGGATCACGTTACCGGCGGGCTGGCTGAATGCCCGTTGCTCGTCGACGTGTCAGGAATTTACGGCGGCTCAAGGACTTCCGGCCGGATGCCGCCGATCGTGGCCCCGTCGACGGCTGGGTGGAGCGACGGCAGCTACGGCGGTGCGGCGGCAAGGTGGGTATCCGGCAGATGCAAGCAACCGGGGATTGGCGGGATTCTCTACCGGCAGAAGTACGGCGACATCGACCTCACCGACTATTCGATTGACCGCTGCCGTAACTACGGAAACTACGGCGTGCCACCGTCGCTGGCGAAGGAAGCCAACAAGCACACC